TATACTCCAAATTTTGACGGAATCCGCAGGGCTAATAAGTGTCTCCGCCTAACTCCGGGGTCTCTCACCCTCGCAACCAGCTATGCCGGTTTACCCCTGTCGGACACATATATTTACATGAAATACGGTAATTGTCAAGAGATTTCTACGGGGGCTCCCGGACCGTTTGAACCTGCAAATACTGTAGGACTACCATGCTCCACAGTTCTTCCACGGGCTGTCACTGCGCCTTGCACAGCAACCTTGTGGTTTTCTGCGAATACAGTAACAGGACTTTGCACTATGACATCGGACTTGTTGGGCGGACCTGCTGTAAGACTAACCCCCACTACGGCCGTCCAATTTTTACTGTCATCGCCGTTGGTGAATACTGTTTTGGCACCAGTGGTTATTACACTGGCAGCCTTGTCTACACCTACACGAGCAACTGGTCTATCGGCAGGCATATTTAGGGTGCCCAGGTGACCGTAGTTTTAGACTCAATTGCAGCCTTGGCCTTTCTGGTACTAGGTAATATAGCCGCTTTCAATGTCTCAGTCTTTTGTTTGATCCATTCAGTTATACCAAATGTTGCATCAAATGATTTCATTTGATCCTTGACTAAATCAGTTAATTTGTTTGTAGCGGATTTTATCAGGCCTTCAGTTTCAACTAGAACATTGAAGTCTTTGATTTTTTTAAGAGTTTCTTTTAGTGACTCTTTGAATGAAGGCAATACCGGAGTTTCCCCGTTGGCAATTTTGTAAAAATGATTGTTATTAATCTGATCGGCAACCTTTACCGATTGTAAAATATTTTTCTCGGTGTTGATAGAAACTATGGAATTTTTACTGATTTTAAGTTGATTTATTGTTCTGCTTAAATCATCTAATATATCCGCTAACTCTGCTAACTGCTTGGCTATTAAATCTAATTTGTTGTCTAATGAAGCCAGTGTACCCGGTATTATAGATGTTCCTATTAATTGTAATATTGTTGTCTCTATGGATGCAACCCTTGCAGCAGTACTTGCAGTAACGGAGACACCGTATAAATCATTTACAGAACAAACAACTGGAACAAATGGTGGATATACAGTGGTTCCTCCAAATTTACCCGATAGTCCACCCTTAGGAGTCGAGGTGGCATAAGGAAGGTTGCTGGTACCCGGCTGCGGAATTGCAATGAATACTTGTTTCTGTCCGTAAGCCATTTAAACCCAGGTGACCTTGGTTTTAGACTCAATTGCAGCCTTGGCTTTTCTGGTGCTAGGCAATATGGCTGCTTTCAATGCTTCAGTTTTTTGTTTGATCCACTCAGTTATACCAAATGTTTTATCAAATGATGTTAATTGTTCTTTTACTAAACTGGTTAATTTTTCTGTACCGGATTTTATTAGACCTTCGGCTTCGACTAGAACATTGAAATCCTTGACTTTTTTAAGGGTTTCTTTAAGAGTATCCAAAAATGGAGGCATTTTAGGTCTAGGAATTCCTGCACGATCTAATGCTTCATTCGTTACCTGGGTTTGAAATCTGTTTGTATCAATCTGATCACTAACTGCCATTGTCTGCATGATGTTGGATTCTTGCTGTAGACTAACTAAGGCCGCCTGAGAAGATTTTAAATCGCTAACGGTTTTACTCAATATATCTGCATTATCTGCAAGACCGGTTAATTGATTGGCTATTAGATCTAATTTATTATCGATTGCTCCTAATGTCCCGGGTATTATAGATGACCCTATTAATTGTAATACTGCTGCTTGTATTGCCGCACTCAAAGTAGCAGTTTGAGCTGTAATGGCAAGAGCAGCATCATCTGTCACAGTGGCCGTACCCGGCCCGGTCATGGTTACAAAACTAGGCATGTGTTACTCCTTAATAACAGTATTTATCTCAGTGCAATACCAGTGGTGCCCTGCATGTATTGGTCGGCAGCATCTTTTTGACTGGATACTACAGCAAATAAATGAGACTTTTTTAGTGTGATGGCGCTTTTATCACCTAGCATCATCCAAGGGATCATGCCCAGGCCTTCTCTACTCATGGTCAGAGCTAATGGTCTGTCTATGGTAATATCATCACCGTTTTCACTTTCAAATCGTGCAATAAGTTCATCACCATTGATTAATTTCAAACTGATGATATCGCCGTTACTAAATCCTTTGCTGATCAACATGGGTTTCCTTCATTGTTTATTTCGATCCAAGTGTGGTCACCTAACCACTTAACTTTACATATGTATTCATAATGATCTGGATAGCCGGCGCTCCAATCATCCGGACCATTGAGTGTTAATATTGTACATTTATCTATATGATGGTAGGCCAGCCAATAGATCTGGCCGTGATAGATTTGAAAATTGTATTTGGCAGTATGAACAGCATCTGTAATTTCCAAACGCCGTTTAATACTGGCTGCTTGTTTCTGCAACACAGCAACCAGTTCCATAATGCGATCATATTCTTGCTGTGCATGCATTCTGGCCACATTGACCATGATGTCTTTTTGCCGTTCAACAGGAATAAGATCAAACTTTGGACCACCTGCTTCTGTAGGGTATGGAGTTACGTTGCGATTAAGAAAGGTGACTAAATTGCCACCTAGTTCTGCATCGTAACTATCTCGTCCTTTAAGAACGTTACTGCGTTCAGTCATCACCGATCAGACGTTCTAATGTCTTATAGTGATCGTATGCTTTTTTCAGTGCCGCAAATTTTTCCAACTTTTCGGGGTCGGGTTCTTGTAGAATAGCCAGTCTATCTTCAATTTTTTCCATTAGTTTGCCTAGACTACGACCCTTCCATTTGATATCGCCCTCGAATTCAGCGTCACCCTTGACATTTAAGTTAGAGCTAGGGGTAATGGTAGACCACTGGGTACCCGCACCGGTACTATAGAGATAACTACCTGTAGTATTAGTGGTATAAGGATTGGTTGTAGCACTACCAGTACCACCACTACTGATGACCACATTGCCATAACTGCCATGAAATCCACTGGTAGTGTAATTCATATTATTAAGGGTAGAAATATCAGCAGTAGTCAACGGACTAAAACTAGTCAACCCTGTTAGTGCTGATAGGTCAATTGAAGGGATACTGGCTACATCTAATTCATCAATGGTATAAGATGATTTTGGAGTGTAATCATTATTAGACATTTACATTCTCTTTAATATATTTTTGTAGTTCAGTAAATCCGCCAACTAGTTGATCGTTGACAAAGATCTGCGGAAATGATCGAGCAGTAGGAACCGACTCTAATAATTGTTCTTTGGTCCAACCGTCCCCAATTCGACGCTCTTCAAATTCGATACCTTGTTGATCCAGCAGTGCTTTAGCCTGATCACAATGCTGGCAATTGAATTTGCTCCAAACAATAGCTTTCATTTTTATCCTTTTTATAAATCCGGAAGTTCATCATACGCCACATCGGCCGACATGGCTCCGATTACATAATTAGTACTTTCATTTTCTTGTAAGGCAGTTTGTTTTTTTCCTATGTTCAGATGTTTATTGAACCATGGAATAGGACTGGACTTAGGGTGATCTGCAAGATACTTAATACCGATATCTTTAAGACGAACAAATGCTGTATAATCTACAAAGTCGCTGAGAATAGCAGCATTCAGTCCGATAACAACGCCTTTCTTAAACAAATAATCTGCCCAGGCTTTTTCTTCTGCAATAACTTCCATATACATAGCATACACTTCGTTACGACAAGAGTCAACTATATCAGCAAATCTTTGATCATCTTTTACTACATTATTGATTATCCAAGCAGTCCATTCTGCATGTAGCAATTCATCTTGTAGAATTAAACTGATAATATTGCCATTGCCGATAAAGATACGATTTTCCACCATGGCTAAACTGGTAGCAAAACTAACCATAAATCTCAGTGCTTCTAGGGCATAACTGGCATTCAGTGCCAACCAAATTGCTCGAACGTGTTCGGTTTCAGGAACACCTACCGGTAGTAGTTCTTTCTGACAATTTAATTTATGTAACAGGTCATAATATTTGCCTACACTAGAAGCCATTTCTACAATTTCTGT